TCAAGATACCCACAATCTGATACTAATTCTTCAGTGAATTGTGCTTCTGGTGATGTTGAACCATATCCATCATATTGTCCAGCAAAAGCATCTTCAAACTGTTCAACAGTTTCTATACCATAACTATCTAATTCTTCAATCAATTCATCATCAACATATTCAATTATATCTTGGACATAATCAAATAATACTTGCTGTTCTTTTGTGAGTTGAATTTGGTCAGTCATGTTGTTAGTTAGTTTGTTTGATTGTTGTTTAAGATCTATGGCTAAGTTCATCATCTATACTATCTTGAATTGTAGTATAAATGTAATCAGTATCTTCTACATTATACAACACATCTTCAATTATCTTATTATCTTCAATCTCAACTTCATTTCTGTCATCATCATATTGTACCACATCTTCTTTAGTATAGATGAATGCGGCAACAGGTGAATCTTCTCCTTGATTTTCAATTAGTTTGTTGATTTTGGTCTTGAGTTGTGATAGTGTTGTCATAATTTGATTTTGGTTACACTATAAGAGACATTTGAAGGTGAGGCATTTTATTTGAGCTCAATCCTGTCCATAAGACACATACCAAGGTCAAAGAATAAATCCTCATCACACTTGCCAAGTTTCTTCTCTAATGCCTCACTTACGAGATCAGTCATAATTTCAGCGTATTTTTCTGATTCATAAATCTCATTAATAATATCTTCCTTAAGTACATCGGCAAGACGTGAAATAGTTGTATTTGAAAGTGCCATGTTAGTTTGTAAGTAAGTTGATGATTGTGATGAAAAGTGCGCCACAAGTGACATAATAAAGAAAACGAATAATAAACATCAGCGACGATAGAGAAATGAACCGTATTGATCAACAATTTCAGGATAATCTACAAGAGATTCAATAAAAAACCTGATACCTTTAGCTGGTGCTTTCCACCCCGCAGGTTTATAGACAGCACCAGTCTCTTTATCAACAAACATAAAACAACTACGACCCTCATCAACAATGCCATCGCGACAATCTGATTGACATACTTTAATATACTTTCTACCAACTTGCATTGTTAGATAATAATGACGATTATACCCATTTTCAAGGGCAGTTACTTTCCAATTATCATTAACAAGTTCAATCAAACGTTCAGTTTGATATTCTGCTTTGAATTGTGGTGCAGTAAATGTCATAATTTGATTTTGGTTACACTATAAGAGACATTTGAAGGTGAGGCATTATGAAGCTCTGCGATTGATGGCAGAAACTTCTACACAACTATGTGTGGTTTGATATTGTTGAGCAATCCACACAATCTTACGGGTGGAAATATCAGATGCAATATTATAGATCACTTTCATCCTCAATAGGGTTGGAATAGTATTCATTATCTGTGGTTACATCAGTAAAATATCCATCATCATTCAAGACAAGATATAATGTTTCATCATTATCTTTAACATTCCACTCACTATGAAGTGCAAGAATGTTAAGAGCATGTTTCATATCAGATTTACCTTTCTTCTTGGCTTTCTTATACTTTGTAGCCATAGACTCAATACGTTCTTCATATTGATCAATTATCTGTAAAGACAGATACTCAGAACGTGCGTGATTGTATTCAAAGGTTGAACCTTCAGTAACAAATTTCTCACTTAGACTAGGATCAAAATTCATAATAATCAATTGGTGGCGGAAACATTACTAGGACCAGTCCAGACTTTACCATCTTTTTTCCATTTAGTAATAATGGCCCGACGAATCTCAGTCAATTCAGTATAACGAACATCTTGTGATGATGTCCAGCTGAAATTCTGTAAGCGCCACTGCTTACGAAGATTTTGAAGCTCACGAAGAACTTGAGAAGAATTTTTCATGTTATAGTAGGTTACATTAAAGGGGACATTTGGAGGTGAGGCATTATGAGTAGAACTCAATTAGCTTGGATGAGATACTCTCTGCAGGAATATCTGAAGCAACTAACAGAGAAACAAAAAGTCTTTTCATTAGTTGTTTTTAGATAGGATAGAACGATAATGATCAAGAATTGTTTCTAAATCCCTGACCGCAATTTTGGCTGATGCTTTACAATAACCATAAGAATATGCATATCCTTTGTTAGGATCATCTTTAGTGTCAATACTGGTAGAAATACCCTCATTGAGTTGGTCAATAACACATTCTAACATGATGATTTTATCAAGTGTGTCGATGTTCATGGTTTCGTACATAGTTTGAGTTTAAGTGACCTTAGAGACTGCTTACGAGCCTTTAGACGGCCCTTACACATCCCTTTGGTAGTTTTATCTTTTTTAGAGTGATGTTGCCAGTTAGGTTTGTGCGTCATACTATAACAGACCTTTGGAGGTGAGACCTCTTTTTGCGTAGCTTATCTATCAATGTCTTGGCAGATTTATGGTTACGACATACTTTAACTGCTACTCCGTTATGAATAACCATAAGCTGTGACTGTGAGCCTACTATAGGTATTGCATAGGTATTGCCAATAAGTTTTCATTGATAACAATAGGCAATGGGCCTGGTTTAGGATCAAGAATGTGGGAGTTAGTATATTTCATTAGCGTCTAGTTACACTATCCATCATATCACCCTTCTCAAATACCATATCAACACATCTTTGAAGCGCTCTTTCTGTAGATACTCCTACACTACTATACACGGGCACACAGAGCATACCATAAGTCTTAGACTTACTACCTACGCGAATAACGCGGCCCACCGTTTGCAACATTTCTATCGCATTCATATTACGAAGGAAGATAACACCCTCAAGCTCACTCACATTAATACCTTCGGAGAGGATACTACGATGCAAACATACAAACTTCTTATTGATGTCTTTGCCCCATGTGTTTAGAATGTTGAAGAACTCCTCGCGAGATACTTTCTTACCATCCACAATGGGCCCAGTTTTACTCGTAATATAAAGATAAGAATATCCCCTATCTGTTAGTTCCTGTGCAAAATCTGTCATAAACAAGTTTTGCAGTTGTCTGGTTGTCTTTACACATACCAGCACCTTTTTTAGAGAAAGTTCATCAAGCGAAGCAAGTACGTTGTTACTCTCAAGGTGAGGAGTTAGGGACTTCTTATCTACTTTATCCATTTCAATCACCTTGACTTTAGGTGGCAAGATGTAACCATTATCCACCAGCTCAGGTGCAGATACCCGTGCAATCACCTGTCCATAAGTTTCAGCCCAGTTCATGCCTGGTTTCTTAACGGTTACGGATGTTTTCCTCGTTGCAGTGAAGTAGTAGCAACGATCGGCGTGATTGGAGAAATACTCAGTGGGACCGTAGAAGTTACGTTGAACAGAATTATGTGCCTCGTCAAAGTAAATTGTATCTACAGCAATGCCAGACTCCTGAACACGATGGAGAGAATGATATGTGGTAAAAATAATACTATGTTCGCGGACTGTGTTACACATATCCACAAACAGTTTGATATTGTCAGCTTTCGTAGTGCTAAAGTGTTTGGTTTCACCACTATGACAATGCAAAACGTTAGCATTAGTGATGTGCTCAAGATACTCAGAACTGAGTTGATCAGCCAGAAGTATTCTTGGAGCCACAACAACAATGGTGCGAGGAACATTTACCTCAAACCTTTTGACTGCGTCCATGATGGCGATAAGGGTCTTACCTCCGCCTGTCGGGACAATGCACTGTCCGATACTATTCTGACGCAACGCCCTGACTGCTTCCTGTTGATGTGGGCGAAGTTTAATCATATAAGTGTGGTCGTTACATTACAAGGGACATTTGGAGGTGAGGCATTTTGAGATAAGGAAATGATCAGTCGATATTTTCACTTCCATCATTTTCAAGATGTTCCATTACAGTGATATTAAATTGATATGGATAATAAACTTTACCTCCATCCTCAGTGATAATTTCTACATCTTTCATTTTACTTAAAAGACGTTCGATTGTCTTTCTAAAGTTATTACTAATTTTTTTCCAATTTTTCTCATTTACAGTATTATCATTGTACAGGAGAAATTCATATCTCCAAATCTTATCATTTTTAGCATCATTTAATTCATCAATAAAATTAATCATTACTCTATTATCAGAACCTGTACTTCCCGTGATAACCACAGCATTTTTAGCTCTTAATTCTTGTACCTTATCCTGTAGTTCTTGTTTATGTTCTGGGATACCACCCTTACCATAACGTTTCACTTTTTTACCTACTTTTTCAAGTTCATTGTTATAAAAATCTTCTGTTGCATTTTTCATTATCGTCTTTGTATTATACTTACCATGTGTTTTAAGATAGTTAATACAATACGTATTATCATGTCCATTTAACAAAAGACGAAGGACATGTTTTACAAAGGTTGAATCCGTATTGTTTTTGTAAACTTTTTCATGGTTTTCATTCAAAAATAAGCCTACTTCAATCCATTCATCTGTACTAAATCCCTTTTCGTTTACTTCATCTTGGGTAATGTAAAATACTTTAATCTCACTAACACCAAGTCTACTTAGAGCTTCAGTAGTATGATTTCCATCCAACGTAATTTTTTTACCCTTTCTGCTAATGACAATAACAGGGTCAGTATTTTCGATGCTTTTATTATCTCTCAAAATTCCATGTTGAATTTCCTTGATATGTTCGACATCCTCCTCATCTCGTACTTGAAGTCGTTCCAATCCTAATACATCTTTGATATTCCAAGTTTCATAAGTTGAGCACCTATCTTTAATTTCACTTGCATAAGATTTACAAGCTTCAAGTCTGATTGATTTAGAAGTCATGATGAGGGGGAGATTCAATAAAGGAGACATTTGGAGGTGAGGCATTATGTGCCGTAGCCATTGTTGAAGTTGGCGTAGGCAAACTCGGTACGATTTACCAACTTGAATGAACCATAGTTCTCAGAGTGTAGTACATAACCTTCACCATGGACAGCAATAGTACCATTAGGTAGATGCGACAGTGGCTTATCAGTAACAATAAGATCCTCCATCAAGTCAAGCTTAAGTTCCATCACCAACTGATACAGATTGGCAAGATGCTGACAACCAAGAATCTCGGTCAATGTAACATCATCAAGATATTGACCGGATTTGATTAGTGCATTGATACCCAATTTGGCTTGATATGCTTCTTTGTCAGTCAAAAACTTGATCGTATCTTTATTGATATTAGGTGCCATGGTTTGTGGTGGCATACGATCAACACTAGGTTGTACCCACTTGATCATTTCAGTATCTTCAAATACTTCAGTCAATGGCTCACACACATTATCATACATCTCTGCATAAACATTAACAACAGTATGTGGAGCAATGACCAGTTTCTGATCAATAGCCTCTGGGAATGTATATGTCAGAGTATTTTGTGTCAGTACGTCAGTGTGACCAAAACCAAGCCAATCACCCCAATAGATGTTCTCTGTGCGGGGGAGATACTTGAGACAGTTAGAAAGAATATCTACAACTTCAATTTGATGACCAAAATGGGTCAGAATGTCATCAGTGGTATAACACAGACGAATCTTTTTCTTATTAAATGCTGCTTTAGTCGAGACGAACCACTTACCATTCTGCGGGTTCGTACCCCAGACCAAACTCATGCCGTCCATCTTCATAGAGATGTGAGCATTATCGTAGAGTGCATCTAACACGGTGAGATCACCTGTCAGAATCATGTCCTCTGGATGGTTTATATGGGTTTGTGTCATAATAAAAGTGTGGTCGTTATACTATAGGAGACGTTTGGAGGTGAGGCATTCTGTCAGATTACATGTATGCTCTCTATGTGTGATACTGGTGAGGATTTACAATAGTATTGTTGATTTTTATTGTATCTTGTCCTTTCGTTCTACTCTAGCCAACACATCTTTAGTGATGTCTCGTTTCATTTCTTCCTGCTCTCTCTCCTTTTCTTTCTTTATTCTCTCCCTCTCAGTAAAGTCATCAAAATTAGTTCTAGTCTTATCTCTAAACTGATTGAATGTCTTCATGGTAGTATCACCCATACCTTATCATCAACCTTATTCGCAATATTTGCCTCAACATATAACTTAGCATTAGCTAGTGTCATACCCTGATCATTCTTGATAAATGTTGTGGCATCTGTCACTGTATTGAACAGACGCATCATTCTTTTTGTCATTTAAGAGCCTTACTTGTAGTGTTAGCCTTAGCGGTCAGTCGAATTGACTCTTTCTTATTTGGTTTTCTACCGTGAGTTTTCTCAAACTCAGCACGCATTTGTGACTTTACTTCTTT